TAACAAACTACGGAGTCGCTCATAACTCCATAAAAAATATGGATAAAGAAGAGTATCTAACTAAGAAGTTAAGCAAGTACGATAAACAAGTTAATCAAGTAGTAGCCTACTACCATAAAAATGGTATGTTAGCTCACTATGTAAAGTTGTCTACTTACTTAGCTATGGTACATAACGTAGACTTAACTCGCTCTGGGTGGAACCAAACACTAGCTGATAGTGAAAAACTAGGAAAGAGTGAGTTTATAATTCCGTATCACCCTTTTAGTTGTTTGTATTGTTACGAATATCAAAATAGAGTTTTAACGGCGTGGCAAGTAGAAAACATTATAGGGATAAAAGCTGAGGAGCAAGTAGGCGACGTACTACACCCAAATTGTAAATGTACTTTGTCGATATATTGGAGCCCTACACAAATAAGTAGAGAGTCAATGATACGCCAAGAGGTAGACGAGCAATACAAAATAAGACAAAAAGTAAACTCACTTACCCTAAGCCGTACAAACCTAAAAACTGACTTAAAAATAGCCAAGTCGATAGGTAATGAGGGACAAGTAGATAAGATAAAAGCTAGAATAAGCAAACTAAATAAAGCTATAAGAGATGAAGTAGGAAAGCTACCTACGGAGTCCTTAAAAAAGCAAGTAAAGGCGATTAATCGCTAGACCAGAGGCTTGAATGTCTTAAAACTTTAAGTTGGTACCAAAAATGCACTTCCAGTTCTAGAATGGAGGAAAAAATGTATGGATATTAGTAAATATCTTACAAACAAGGATATTCAACTATCCAATGAGGATTTTAACCTTGAAAAGTTGGAAAAAGATATTAGGAAAGGTTATGTATTGGAGTCCGATAAAGAGCAAGCTATAAAAGAAGCAATAAGTAACAACTCTAAAGAAAGCACTTCAAAATACGTAGAACTTGAAAACAAGTATAACGAGTTAGAAAAAAGTTACAACTCTTTACAAGAACGAGATACCGACCATACTAAGACTATTAGTGGTTTGAACTTAAGAATGTCACTAATGAAAGAGGGCTTCCCAAGTGACAAACTAGACGAGGTGGCTAATCTACGCTCTAGTATGTTCGCAGAAGAAACCGACGACTCAAAGGCTATAGGGCTTATTAAAGATAAGTTTGGAGCTACATACTTCCCTAAAAAAGAAGTAGTAGATGTACCTAACGAGCAACCTTTAGGACAAGCTCAAGTAGAAAACCACGAAATCAACATTACAAGAAAAACACACTTAAAAGACATATTAAAATAGAAAAGAGGAATAAAAATGAATTACACACCAGTAGGATTAGACTTACAAGCATTTGTTAAAAGAGTATACTTTTCAATCCTATATGAAAGTACATTCTACAAATTCTTGAATGAAAACTATATTGGAGAAATAAGACAAACTGGAGCTCCAATGATAGAAGTTATTAAATCAAATCCAGTTACAATTAATGTTAGACAAGGAGCTGAAATAGCTACTAGATTAGACCCTACACTAACAACTTATACGCCAACTAAAGTAGACTTAACTGAGTTACCTATGGACTACTCTATAAGAATACCAATGCTTTTAACAGGTTCTAATATAATCAATGTAGTAGAAGACGCTTCTAACCAAAAAAATAGTGCAATCGCTAAACAAATTGATACTTACGGATATAAAAAATTAAAAGAAGACGTATTCTTCTCATATCAATGGGCTCCAGCTAACCAACAAGGTTATATTGACGCTCTTAACGCATTGAAAGCAAACTTATTCAATAAAGACGTATTAGACGGATATAGACTTGGTTTAGGAGCTACTGAATACGGAGCTTTAGTATCAGCTTTGACTTCAATTCTTAAATATGAAACTATGGCTGGCGTAGAGGGTGTAGATAGAGGCGAAATTGCTAGAGCTTACGGAGTAGAAATATTCCCTATCAATGACAACTATATCAACCCAAGTGTAGACGGACATAGTGAAACAGTTAAAGGATATTTCTTCAACTCAATAGCTGTAGTTGGTGACTCATTCTTTGACGGCTTCAATTTATGGAATGGTAATTACCCAGGTTATCCAAATTACTTCGTATTAGAGGGAAATCAAATGTTTGGGGCTGAAGTAGTTAGACCAGAAGCTATCATCAAATTAACAAGCGAAAAATTAAGTGCTTAGTAGAAAGGAGGTCAGTTTATGACTTTCTTTACAAAAAATGACTTTGAAACTAAATACCCTCATATCACATTAGATAGAGAGGACTTATGGAAAATAGAAGCCGTTTCGGAAATGATTTACTCCCAAGTAGGACTTCGCTATAGAGATAATACTTGGACTCCAACAACGGCTCCTTATCCTATTAAAGAGGCTAGTATGGAACAATTAAGGTTTTTATTAGAGTACGATATGCCTTTATTAGATAATAGAGGTAGTATCTCTTCTGGTAATATGACTAGCGACCTTAGAACTGATTATTCAACTCTAGCTTTAAGAATACTTGCTAATAACGGGTATTTATATAGAGGCAATCCAATTAATCAAAATATGGGGCTTAATATACCATTCTAATGTTTAACGTAAACGGAATGAAAGCAACTCTTATCCAAAATAATAGAGGTGAGAGTTCAGTATATGACGACCAAGACAAAAGAGAAGTACCTATTAAAGTATGTCCTTATAATGTAGACCAAGCCGTAAGGTTTGGAGTCTATACTACACCAGAAGCTAAAGGCTACTTCATTGTTAAAAATAAAGTAGACGTTAGAGAGGGCGACGAGGTTATCTTTAATGGTAGAAAGTACGTTGTCTTAGAAGTCCAAGATAATTGGATATGGAATAAGATAGCTAATATAGGGTTGTTGGTAAAATGAGTTACTCAGTTAAAGTTGAGATAGTTAAAGACTTACCCGTAGAGCAAATAAAAAAATGGGAAGATAAAGTTGTATACGGCTTAGCTAGAGCAACTTTAGATTTTACTAACTCGGCTCATTACTTCCCATACAAAACGGGAGCTTTAAATCAAGGCTCTATGGCTATGGGAGTAAGAGGTTCTAATGCTACATACGAGTTGGGGGCTGTAGGAGTAAGTTATGCTCCTAGAGTGTGGAAAATGGGCGACAATACTAATTGGACTAACCCTAACACATTACCTCAATGGTATATAGGTGCCTTTTCCAAGCATAGTACCGAGTTAGTACAAATAGCCTTAAAGAATGCAGAAAGTGAGTTAAGATGACGGAAACCGATAGACGTAATAAAAACCTAGTTCTTATACAATTCTTAAACTCTATAATAAGTGGTTTTAAGATAAAAGCTGAGTATAGTACAAACGATAACGACACCAAAGTTATAGTAGTGCAAGAAACGTCAGGACAAAAGATAGTATTCTTTGATAATGACAACCCACTATATAGTTACTTTAATGTAGAGATATTCGGTGATAGTATCGAAGAAGAGTATAAGACAAGTACCAAAATAGATGACTTAATAGGACATAATAATTATATAGATTTTCAAGGTCAAAAATGGCAAATATTAATTAAACAATATAGCAATCCAAGAACAATACAATACTATGATATAAGGCGTGTAAGTTATACAATGACTTTTCAATGTATTGTAAATAGAATTGATAAGGAGGATTAAGAGTGAATAATTGGTTCATTAATAATAGAGAGTTTATTAAGGGCTTAGCATTCAATACGGGTACTTCATCAAGTCCAACTTTTACAGAAGCTTGTACTTCTAGCGAAATTAGTCTAGAAACCGATTGGGAAGAAAAAACATTCTACGTATGGTGTGACGCTATACAAAGAACTATCTTAACTGGTGGTACTCTTACTATAAGTGGTACTATGAAGTTAGACCTTAATAATACAGCTAATATGACATTGTTAAGTAAAATACACTCATTTATTACTAACGGAGAAATATCTCAGTTTAGAGATGTTATTCAATTCGAGTTATTAAGTGGAGTATCAAACTCAACAATGACTTATACAAAATATCAAGCTCCTGTAGTTATCAAATTAAGTGACTTAGGAGGTAATGCTGAAGACGAAGCCGAGTTTAGCTACGAAATCAGCTTACAAGGAAAGGGAACAGTAGTAACAAGTTCTTAGTATCCTTTTAGGTAGGAGGGAATAAACCTTCCTACCGTTTTTTATTAGAAAGGAAGTGACAATATGCAAGGAGCTGAAGTTCTAACAAAGTTTACGGCTGACTCATCACAAATGGATAACGCCACAAAGAAGATAGGTAATTCCTTTGGGGACTTAACTAAAGCTATCGCTTTGGGTAATATTGCAAGTCAAGCGTTTAATAAAACTCTTAGTATGATAACGGGTAATATGGACTCGGCTATCTCTAGAGTAGATATTATGAATAACTTTCCTAAAGTAATGAAAAACTTAGGTATAGAGTCAAAAGAAGCTGAAAAATCTATAGCCCTTATGAGTGACAAGTTAGTAGGTTTACCTACAATGTTAGACGAGGGAGCTATGGCTGTTCAAAGATTTACAAGTGCGAACGGCGACGTAGCTGAGTCTACTAAAATATTCTTAGCTGTAAATAACGCAATACTAGCTGGAGGTGCAAACGCACAAACTCAAGCTACAGCCTTAGAACAATTATCTCAAGCTTACGCCAAAGGTAAACCAGATATGATGGAGTGGCGAACTTTGATGACGGCAATGCCAGCTCAATTAAAACAAGTCGCTCAAGCTATGGGATATGTCAACGCAGCCGATTTAGGCGAAGCTGTAAGGGAAAAAGGTGGCGAGGCTGAGTTCCAAAGAATGATTGAAACCATTAAACAATTAAATGAAGAGGGAGTTAATGGGTTTGCAAGTTTTGAGGAACAAGCTAGAGGTTCTACGGGTGGTATTGCAACCTCAGTAAAAAATATGAAAAATGCCTTTGTTAGAGGAGTTGCTGATATTATTACAAAAGTAGATGAAGCACTAGCTAAGTATGGCGGTATAAGTGGTGTATTGTCTACAATAGGAAAAACAGGCGAAAAAGTATTCTCTACTTTAGGAACAGGAATAGCTTTTGTTATACCTTATGTATCTCAAATATTTTCGTGGTTAGTTCAAAATAAAGAAATAATAGGAGCAATAATGACACCTTTAGTAGCGTTTATAGCTACATTCAAAACAATAGGAGCTGTTATAGGCATAATAAATGGTGTTAAGACAGCATTTATGGCTTTAAGTGTTGTAATGTCAGCCAATCCTATAGGAGTAGTAGTTGGCTTGATAGTCGCTTTAATAGCAACTATTGCTTTACTTTGGAATAATTGCGAGGGCTTTCGCAACTTTTGGATAGCTTTATGGAATGGTATAAAAGCTAAATTCGTATTAGTAGTTTCTAGCGTAATGTCTGGAATAAATAGTATAGTAAGCGCCTTTAAAAAGATAGGTTCCGTAATAGCAAGTGTATGGAGTGGCGTTAAAAAGACATTTAGCGGAATGGTAAAAGGTATGACGGATATAGGTTCTAATATTGGTAAAGGCTTGTGGGGAGGCTTATCCAAAATGAAAGATTGGGTTATAGACAAGGTCAAAGGTATGGGGAAAGCTATACTAGGGGGACTTAAAAAGGTGCTAGGTATAAATTCACCTAGTAAACAATTCGCTATTGTCGGTAAATACTCAGCCGAGGGATATGTAGAGGGACTTGACGGAATGCAAAAAGAGATTGATAAGTCCGTGAGTGCTACATTTAACCCATTTACTAATGGTTCTATAGGAAGTATGACAACTCCTACTCCTACGGCTAATGTAACTATCCATAACTCAATGGAAATGGACTCACTAGGGCAATTAGTCAATAGTGTTAAAACATTCTCTGGTGGGGCTAAAAATGACTATAACTACGTAGGAGGTTATTAGTATGTTAAAAATGATGATAGGTAATGAAGAGGTAGTAAGTGATAAGAATATCGTTATAAAAGAAGAAATGCTATCAGCCTCTTCTACTATCTTAAATAATTGCTATCCAAAAAGTTGGGAAGATGATAAAGACTATGTAAGTAGATTTTATTATCCTCAAGATTATTCTAAATGTACCATAGAACGTATAGAAAACGGCTCTAGCGAGTTAATCTTTAGTGGTATAGTCAAGAATACCTCCGACATTAGTTTAAACCCTAGAGAGCCTAAATATTGCTCTATACAAATACTATCTTACAAGACTCTATTAAGTGAGGGAGATACATTAGACTTTGTTATCTCCAATAAGACTATAAACGAGGCTATACAAATGGTAGTTGACTCCGTTTCGAAATATGGCTTTGTAATAGGTAATGTTAATATCCTTAATGGTAATGACATAATAGGAGCTTATTCTACACTTAATAAAACAGCTTATGACGTGTTCCAATACTTAGCCGAGATAAGTGGTTCTAAGTGGCAAACACGTGTTATAGATGATACTACACTAGCGATAGATTTTTACGACCCTACACTAATGCCTAGAGGTACTACTATAGAGTATACAAAAGAGTGGGCTGAAAATAACGATTTAGTAGACTTAAAGTTCAAATATGGAACTTACGACTATCGAAATAAGCAAATAATGTTATCTAGTCAAATGTATGGCGACGTAAATTATATAGAAAAGTTTGTAGCTAATGGCTACTCACAAGACTATATAACAGCCGATAGGATAGGTAGTGTATCAAGCATATCAGTAAATGGAGTCAGTAAAACGATAGCTAATAACTACGAAAAGGACAACGGAGTATATGCCGACTTTTACTATAAAGTAGGAGAGTCTACTTTTTCACAAAATAGCTCCAATAGTATTTTAGCTTCTGGAAGTATTATCCAAATAGAGTACACACCTATAATCAATGGTAGAGAGATAATCTCTAATGCCGATGAAATAGACCGAGTGTCTACTCAGCTAGGTGTAAATGGAGTTATATCAAGGTATGAAGAAAGAAACGACGTAACTAATAGTGACGAGCTAATTAATGTGGGTTCCACTTACTTAAAGTACAAAGGTGAAGCTGAGGTTATCTTAACTTTAACTACTCACAATAATAACTTATATGAAGTAGGACAAGTAGTAAACTTTGAAGCTCCTATAGGTAATCTTACAAAAGAGTATTTAGTTAAGAGTAAAGAAATATCTATCTTATCTATAGGAAATAATACTTGGGATATATTCTATACTTACGAACTATCAAGCTCATTTAATAGCGAAAAAGCTATAAATTGGTTTGATAACCAACGTAATAAGACTCAAGGTAATATTGGCGAGGGTGAGTATATCAATAGAAACATAGATATAGAAAACATAGCTAATATTGTATGGGATAACCTACAAATACAAGAAGTAGAAGTAGACAAAACTTATCCAACTAGCAACGCTTTAAATAGCGTAATAGAAACTATTATAGAATAGGTGATTATATGACAAACGACTATAAAGCTAACTTGTTAGAATATCTAACGGGTAATATGACGGAACAAGTAGAAAGTGCCAATCCTTTATATGTAGAAACAACTCAAAAAGAGTATGAGTACGGGCTTATACCTTACTACCAAGTACGTTGTAAAGACGGCAACGGAAATTATAACGGAAAAGTTCTATACTATCAAAGACTAGGTAGCCAAATAACCCTAGTAGATGAAAATATGGACGTGCTTAAAACTTTTACTACATTCTCAAGTGGTACTTCTTTAGGGAATATACTTAATATAGAAATAGACGAAGTAGGAAACGCTTACGGCTTAGATTATATCGAAGTAAATGATACTAGAATATATAGAATAATTCTTTTGAATAACATAAGCGAAATACCTAAAGGATATAACGATTACCAAGTTATCTTAAGAAATAGCTACTACGTACAAGGTTATAGTGCAGGCGATGATATAAACCCTCAGTACGAAACTTTCCTAGCGAAATCAACTCAAAGTGCGACTTACTATTTTGCACTTCAAGAGGGAACGGGCTCTTTAATTATGCCTAGTTTATTCCAAATAAATGTCGGAGCCGAGAATACGTGGACTAGATTACCAGACTTGATATTTAGTAATGGTAACGTAGATATAGGCAATATTTACTTTGATACTAACGACCAACCTGTAGCCGAGTATATAGGCACGGAGCGAATAACTGACGATTGGGAAATAAGCCGAGGTATAGCTATAGGAAGTAACAACCCTACATACGATACAGTCTTATCGGACATTATGGCTAACTACTATCATTCACCTATTGCCGATAATAACAGCTTCACAATAACATTACTAGCTAACTACTATGGAAGCTTCTATATGATACTAAATGGTAGATATAAAAGTGGTACTTCTGGTGGAGTAGACCAATATAGAGCAAAAGTAGCGACTTATTTAATAAAAGGTAGCGAGGTTAAAGAACTTTTCGAAAAAGAGTCCGATATAGATTTGCCTTTGTCTACTAGCTATCCTAGTGTCGGTAAAGGACTTGTATTAGATAATGTTTTGCTAATGTATGTAGGTTTGCCTATAGACTCTAACGGCAACTTAAAAATATATTTTAACCTTTTAGCTGATGAAAATAAAATTAACTATCTTACTGATACGGAGCAAACAGCTAAGTGGACTAACTTAAACATAGCAAGGATAGGAGCTTTTAATACTTATAATTTATTCAATTTTAGTGTTATTTACTCGAATGATAATGTAAGATACATACTTAATAATAAGGCTATATATAATGGCTTTAACTATAACGGAGAAAAATACGAAGATAGAAAAGAACTAATACCCAGGCAAGGCTTACTCTTTAACTCGGATAATAGTTTACTTTTTGCGAGAAATCTATACAATCTTAAAGTCTATAATAACCAAACTATGGCGACGCTAAATGTACCATATAACTTACTTAACGATACTACTATCGCAAAACAAAGCTTATATGGAGAAACAAACTACGAGCTTGTAGAGAATACTCAAGCTTTAAGTAAAAATGTGTATGAAGACTTATACATTAACTTCATAAACGCTATGAAGATGACAAACGAAAATACTGATATGGTTACAAATAATATGCCAGGAGCCGTTAGATTAAATCAAAGCGTTAGCAAAGTATTGGACTATGAAAACGCTAAAGCTTCTAAAATACGTGTAACTTATGACGATGATACTTCTTATGTAACAAGTGCTAGTAATACCATTAATAACGGAGTGTGTACTTACTCAATAGGAGTCCACGTTCCTAGTGATACTAATATCCAAAAGATAGAGATAATAAGCAACGACGAAGCTACAACTTATCAAACTATATCTAACTTAAATTTAGAAAATAATAAATACTACGTGATTACTCAAGACGTACACGTAGTTTAGAAAGGGTGATGATATATGGCTTTAATAACTTATGCTGATAAACAAGCTATGGGTACACAACCAAGTATCCCAGACGTAAACAAAGTTACCGATAGCGATATGAACGAAATAAAAGAAGCAATAAATAATAGTACGAGTTATTCAACCACTGAAGAAGTGGTAGGGACTTGGATTGACGGAAAACCATTATATAGAAAAGTCTTTACGGGAACTTTAACGAATGATAGTGGGAACACACAATCAATAGCACACGGAATAAGTAATGTAGATAAATTTATTTCTCACAAAGGGTTTGCATTTACTATATCGAACCAATATTGGACTATACCATTGTACTTTTCTTCTACGCAATATATTTCATTAAGACTAAGCGATACGTACATTTACTTTAATAACACTATAGAATTTAAAAACAAACCATATACGTTAATACTTGAATATACAAAGACAACGGACTAGGAGTGATTTTATGAGCGATGATTTAATCGAAGAAAAGTTTAGAAATCACGAAGAGAAATTTAAAAACCACGAAGAAAGAATAGGCAAGCTCGAGAAGATATACGTAATAATGGCTAAAATGGAAACTACACTAAATAACGTAGAAGCCGAGGTTACGGGTATTAAAGAAAAGATAAGTACCGAAACCGATAAAAAGGGTATGAAATGGGACAAACTTATAGATTATATATTTTACGCTGTATTAGCTTATTGCTTATACAAACTAGGCGTTAAGAAATAGGAGGGAATATATGATAAAAATAATAAACGTATATAAAGACTCCAGAGTAATGGAGATGACTACTAGCTCTAATTTGGGGCTAGGAGTTAAAACCGACAATGACGTAGACTTACTTAGATTTACTTTTGACGATTTTATCGTGGGAACAGCTACACTCCTTACTACTTTAACCGATAGTAACGGCGAGCTTGTAGCTTTTCCTCTTACTATAAATCAAGAAGAGAAATCATACGACTTAGAGGTAACTCAATATGTAGCTAGCGAATTAAACTATACTATCCAAATAGAAATTGTAAACGATGATATGGTATGGCACTCAAAACAAGCCGATATTACTTTAGACGAATGCCTAGAAATCGGCGAGGGTGATATGCCTACTACAATAGAGAATTGGTTACAAAATGCCAATTTAGTAATGAGTCAGTATCAAGACAAAATGGGCGAGTGGCAAGCTGACGTAGACCAAATGAGAGCCGACGTAGACGAAGCTATCCAGGAGTGCGAAGTTGCTACAAGTGGAGCTGAGAAAGTAAACGTAGAAGTAGTAGACGGACAAGGGCAATATGACGTTACCTTTACCGATAGGGACGGAGTAGAACACGAAGCTACTATCTATCAAGGTAAAAATGCCGTTATTAGTGGAGCAACAGCGACTATTAATAACGAGTCTGGAGTACCTAGTGTAGACGTAACTATGGGAGGTACTGAAAGCGATAGAATTTTTAACTTTGCCTTTGAAAATCTTAAAGGCGAAAAAGGAGATAGAGGCGACGCTAACTTCCCAATATTAGATATAAATAATCAAGCTCACTTAATAATGTATAGCGAGTCGGATTTAGAAAACATAGATTTTATTTTAAATGATAACGGACATTTAATAGAAAGAATAGAGGTGTAATATGGCAACAATAACTCAAGACTTAGGTAAGGTAGCTTACTTATCAAAAGGAGCTTATAGCTCAAGTACACAATACGAAAAAAACGACGTAGTAACTTACGAGGGTAGTTCTTATGTATCTTTACAAAATACCAAAGGAAATGCTCCAACAAATACAACTTATTGGCAATTAATCGCTGAAAAAGGTACAAAAGGTGATACAGGAGCAACGGGACAAACAGGTCCTACGGGTAATGGAATATCAAGCGTTACTAAGACAAGTACAAGTTCTAATGTAGATACTTATACTATTACTTATACTAATGGAACAACTACTACTTTTGACGTAACAAATGCTAACGTAGTAAATGAAGTTTCTAGTGGTAGTGGTAATACATATTCTTGTGACGTTATTAACGAATTAGTCGGCGATATAGAAAGCATATTAACAAATCTTGACGTTGGAGAGGGTGTTGGCGAATGAGTATAAGTTCAAGAATTTCCTCAATGGAAGAACACGTTACAAACGCATATAACGGACTAGCAGGATTAGGAGCTGACTTAACTAACGTAAATAAAAATATAGAAAATATATCTATGGTATTAGACGATATATACGATAGTATGCCACAAGTAAGTGGAGAGGGTACAAGCTTAACACTAAACGATACTAGAGTGGGTAAGATTAAAAGTACATTAAAAGGTAATACCTCTCAAACTACTTATAGTGGAAAGAATTTGCTACACCAAGACCAATACCTTACAACGAGAACAACAAACGGAATTACCTACACTAATAATGGTGATGGTACATTTAACGTAACGGGAACTGCGACTGCTAATACTAATATACAAATATTGGCAGGAGCTTCGCAAATTGGGTTAGAAAGTGGAAAAACCTATTATTTTTATAGTTCAAAGCCTTACAATGGTACTGATTTTAATATGTCTATTCCTTTTGCCCAAGACGGAGCACAAAAGTATTTAACGGCAAATAATACAATTGCCACGAGCGGAACTCTTACCAACATAAAACTTTCTTTTTATGTAGGTAGTGGAGTAACAGTCAATGCCCAAAATGTAAAATTAATGTTGGTAGAGGGGAGCACACCTGGGGATTACGAGCCTTTTGTCGGTGGAACTGCTTCACCTAATCCAGATTTTCCTCAGCTAGTAAATGTAGTAAGTGGAGATAATACAATTACAATATCTAATCAAGGTGGAACTGATAGTAATACCTATAATATAGATTTACCAGTAGAGAATTTATTACAATTACCAAATGGCTCTAAAACAACTAACGGTATAACAGCTACAATTACTAATGGTAAACTAAAAATAGCAGGAACAACTACAACAAATTGGTTTTCAATTTGTAATTTGAATATACCACTAGAAAGTGGAACATATACCTTTTCATATACAAATAAAAAAGTTAATAGATATAATTTTAATATCAAATATGCGGATAATACAACACAAGTAATATATGGTAATACTTACAGTAATACACTAATTACATTAAGTCAAAAAGCAACTATAACAGGTATGTTTAGTGATAACAACACTACGGGAGCAACTTTTGATTATGAAGATTATTTGATGATAGAGAAAGGCTCTAAAGCTAACAAATACACCCCATACGGAACAACACCAATAGAACTATGTAAAATAGGAAACTATCAAGACTACTTCTATAAAGATAGTGGTAAGTGGTATTTACATAAAGAGATAGGGAAAGTTGTTTTAAATGGTAGTGAGAATTGGACAAGGTCAACTAGACCTTATTACCAAACACCTATAAATGATTTAATAATAAACCCTAGTTCTTCAACGATTGGACAAGTTGTTTGTAATTATTTTGAAGCAACTACTCCTGATGATATTTGGAGTAAAAATGAAAATGGAATAACAAATCAAGCCGATGGTCAAATGTTAAGAATAAGAATAAAAGACGATACTTATACTTTAAATACATTTAAAGAATGGCTTACTACTCATAATTTAATAGTATATTATGTACTAGCAACACCAGTTAATACAGCTTTAGAAGATATGTAGGAGGGTAATATGGAAGAAATATGGAAAGATATTAAAGACTTTGAAGGTATTTATGAAGTAAGCAATTTTGGGAACGTAAGAAGTGTTGATAGAAAAAAAACACTATGGAACGGACACCAAGATATAGAAGTGTTATACAAAGGCAAGATATTAAAACAACACGATTTAAAAGGGTATAATGCAGTAGGCTTATGGGAAAATGGGAAAATGCACAATATACCAGTGCATAGATTAGTGGCATTATCATTTCTTGATAACGATAACAATTATCCTTGTATCAACCATATAGACGGAAACAAGCTAAATAATAACGTAAATAATCTTGAATGGTGTACTTATTCTCATAATAATAAAGAAGCTTATAGAACAGGTTTAAGAGAGATTAGTGATAAACAAAAAGAAAGATTTAGACAAGTAGGTTTAAAAAGTGGCAAAAAAGTAATTCAAAAAGATTTACTAGGAAATATCATCAAAATATTCAATAGTACCAGACAAGCCTCTTTAGAACTTGGAATTAATCAAGGCAATATTTCTATGTGTTGTAATGGCAATAGAAAAAGTGTAGGAGGTTATATATGGGAATATGCGAAAGTAGGTGAAAACTATGAATAATTTAATAGACCAACTTAACTTATTAGAAAAAGCTATGAGTAAAGACGGACAAACTAATATATCACAAGTAAATAATGATTTACCATTCGTTATTAGTGCAAGTGCTTTAAAGAAATGGCAAGAAAATACCTCTTTAAATAGTACACTAAGTATGGTAAATCCATTAAGTTTAGGGAATACATTAAATACACAAGAAAATAATACACAACCAATAGAGGTAGACAACATAGAACCTTTAGAGGAGGAAGAAAATGAAGAAAGTTAAGAAAATAGCTAAGTATACTACTAATATTTTGGGTATGATTAGTATGTTAATCGTGGGTATAAACGCTATAGACGGAGTAGATATTCCTAACGCTATGGTATTAGTCCAGATAATAGCCGTAATACAAGGCGTTATAGGTACCTATCTTATACAAGGTAAGTTGTGGGGTGGTAAATAATGCGTTGCCCTACAAATTATATCGGTATAGTTAAAAATAAAAGTGGAAAGTTTAACAAGTTCAGCTTAACCCATAAAGGCGTAGACTTTGGTTGGGACTCTAAACACGGAGGAGCTAATCAACCTATATATGCTTGCGAGGACGGAGTCGTTGTATATAAAGAATACCAAAGTAGTGGTGGCTACGTGTTAGGTATATATCACGAAAAGTATAATATGACTAGCGAATACGGGCACCTAAAAAAAGGGAGTATACTTGTAACCTTAAATACTAGAGTATCTAAGGGGCAAATGATAGCTTCTATGGGTGGAACAGGTAAAGTTAGTGGTAATCATCTACACTTCGGACTCCAAAAAGGTAAAGGGCTTAAATATGGCTTGTTAGCTAAATGGGTAGACCCTCTTAAGTATCTAAACGTATATGACGGACAAACTACAAGTACAAATGGAACTAAAGACTTGATACCTCATACTAAAAAGGTGATAGCAAAAGACGGACTTAACGTAAGAAATCAACCTAGTGTAAAAGGTGGAATAGTCTATACGGCTAAGTATAATACTCAAATGGAAACACACGGACTAAAAAACGGGTGGAATATAACGGACAATGTACTAGGGTATTATTGTTCAAATAAATATATAAAGTAAATAGAGTGTAAAAAGCTCTATTTTCTTTTTGCATTTTCTTTGGGTTCCATATAAGAAATGGTATAATTAAGGTGTAAGGCGTAACCCCTTTAACCTTACGTAATTCTTGTTTGATGTTTCATTGTAAGCTCAAGAGAGGCTTATAGATTTCTCCTCTCTGGTAGCTTAGAGATAGATATAGTTTGAAAGCACTAGCTTAGTTAGTATGAGTATATATCTATTTCTAAGGTACTAATGAGTACCAAGAATAACTATTAGAGGAGCTAAATACTCCACGTCTTGCAAACGGACGTAATAATGTTTGAAGAATAATTAGATATTCCAGCGTTACCTTATAGGTAGCGTAGAGATAGATAGTGAAAATGGTGAATATCACAAGAGAGAAAGCCACCTCTCTACCGTATTGTTAGGCAGTGGTGTTTAAGCAGTAAACTTATAGACCTAACGAGTAAAGTGATTGGTCTATCTATTTCTATGGTACTTATAAAGTGCCAACGCTCGTTTCGGTGGTAGAGGTAGAGTGCTATCATTAAAAAAAGACTAGGTTATCCTAGTTCTTTTTATATGTAAGTGAGTCTAAATTAAAATCCTTATATTTACTCATCAAGTATCTTTCAGCGTGTTCCCACATAGCCTCACGCTCTGGTGTATCATCAAACTTATGGTGACACTCTTCACAATTAGTAAGGATATTACGTTCTATACCTAAGCCACCTTGACTCCTTTTGATAAAGTGGGAGTTAGCGTTGTTCCACGGCACTAACTTACCACAAAAGATACACCTATGGTTATCACGTTTCCACACGGCTAATTTAGTCTTTTTAGTTATCCCTAGAGCTTTAGTTCTTTTAGTAGGTTTATTATGCTTAAATTCCTTATTTTTACAAGCGTAGCAAAACGTTTTTGGTATTTCCTTACCAAATACCTTACAATATAGTAAACCATTTAATTTAAGCTTTAAATGGGTACATTTTTTCATAAACCACCCTCCAAGCAAAATATCGCTTTTTCTAATACTATTATAATATAAATTTGACGAATAAAAGGTTTATATATAGAATAAATGCCACGAAAGGGGGTTAAGTTTACATTATGATAGAAGTAACATATAAAAAGAAAAATGGTGAAATCATAAAAAGATATGTTAGCAATGATTTATATTATAGAGTAGGGTATATTAATTCTTATGGTTGGGAATGTATAGATATTAAATATTGCTACAAAGGAATTTATTACCCTAGAGATATATATAATAAGTTACAAAAAAGAAATTATAAAATAAGTAGATTTTTTTATGAATTAAAAGGAAAACTTTTTAGAATATGTGGCGATATGGGACGTTTGTTTTTTTTACTTATTTTATTCCGAATGATAGTATCGGCTACAAAAATTTAAGTGTAAAGAGCAAAAAAAAGGTATAAAGTGATTGACTTATTAAACAAATATGTTATAATGTATATAGTGATAGGGAAATAAAAAAAGCCCTTATGTTTAATCTAAGTCGGTTTACATAATATATATTAAACAAAGTAAAAAGCTTAGGTTAAAAACCTGAGCTTTTTTTGTACCTATAGAAAGGAGTTAAGAAATGGCAATAGTAAAAGAAAGTAAGTATCCTAAGTTAGTTAGTGTAATGCGAGAGAACAAAATAACTTATGTAAAATTAGCTAATATTTTAGGGATACAGCCTTATTCAGTTTACCGAAAAGTAAAAGGGCGAACTGATTGGACTATAAGTGAAGTCGAAACACTATGCGAGCTTCTAAATAAAAACTATTATGAATTATTCAAATAAAAAAAAGGGAAACTTAAAAAAGCTCCCCAGGAAATCGAAATGCTTATTTAAAAATAAGCAACTTAATTATAACACAAAAAGAAAGGAAATTGAAATATGAAAAAAATAAACTATAAAAACTTACTAATACTAATACTTATGATAGGGGCTAGCGTTGGAATAGCTAAAGATTTTATCCAAGTAATGCTAGGAGCTACTTACACTTGGTTTGGTGTACTAACAAGCTTAGTAAATGTAGTTATCATAGGTAAAGGCTTAGATTACTTAAGAGGCTAGATATGAGTTATAGAAGCATATACGAAAAAGCGATACATAAAAAAATACCTAAAGGCTATGAGATACACCATATTGATATGAATAGAAATCATAACTATATTGACAACCTAGTAATGTTGCCTAAAAAATTACACCAAGATTATCATAGAGCTTTAGAACATTTAAGGTATTTTAATAGTATAGAAGTGAAAATGAAATCCGTAGTAGAAAGTGGTAACGGGTCAAACATAGCTATGTTAGAAGCTGTTACCGAATTTGTTAATGTATGGAACGAATGTAATAAATGGGTAGATTATAAATACTATATGTTAGGGTTAATTCCAAATATTCACAATGTTGAGGTGGACTACAATGGCGCAAAGAAGAATGTTTAACAAAACAATAACTAACAATGACAATTTTTTAGAAATGCCAGATAGTTCTCAAAATTTATATTTCCACTTATCAATGAACGCTGATGATGACGGCTTTGTAGATAATTGGAAATCAATAATACGTATGACGGGGCATAAGGAAGATGACTTAAAAATACTTATAGCTAAGCAATACATAATACCTTTTGAAAGTGGAGTAATAGTGATTAGACATTGGAGGTTAAATAACTACTTACAAAAAGATAGAATAACACCTACAAACTACAAAGAAGAAAAGGCTTTACTTACTACTGATTTAAACAATGTATACAACTTGGATACAAAATGTATACACAGTATAGAAGAGAATAGTATAGATAAGAATAGTATAGATAATAAGAGGTTTGTTAAACCCACTCTAGAGCAAATAAAAGAATATTGCTTAGAAAGAAATAACAACGTAGATAGTGAAAGGTTCTTTAACTACTACGAGGCTAATGGTTGGGTACAAGGCAAATCTAGAAAACCTATAAAAGATTGGAAAGCTTGTATAAGAACGTGGGAACAAACTGATAAGAAACAAGACAAGCCTAGTTGGTTTAATCAAGACGTAACTAAAGAGGAAATGTCAGAAGACGAACTAGAGCAATTAAGGAAGGAATTAAACTTATGAAATTTAATATAGAAAAAGATAAATGCTTAAATACGTGGATAGTCTGGGAAGTACATAAAAACTACTCAATAGATAGATACCACGGAAGAACGAAAAGGGAGTGTAAGAAATGGTTGTCTACTCCGTAGAGAAATTAAGTAGCTATAGTAATGGAGCTATGCAAAATATAGCAAAGATACATAATGAAAGAACACGCAACACTTACAAATGTAAATGTGGTCATAGCTTATCTATAAGGTCAAGCTTAGAAAGTGTAGTTTGTAGTTGGTGTAATCGTAGAGTTTTTAAAGACGAAGAAAAACAAAAAGCTCACGACGAAAAGATGAAGAAGAGAGAAGACTTACTTAAATTCAAAAAAGAAATGAGGAAATATTTATGATGATAGAACTAACTGATAGATACTTAAGACTTATAAGGAAATTAGAAAAAGCAAATAGTAGGTACTACAAAATAGCTGTAGTAAATGACCGATACTACATAGACGTAGATACACTTCTAGACGCACTAGACGATACCGAAGATAACCGAGAGTATGCCGAAGAGAAACTAGAAGAGTTAAACGACGAGTTAATGAGTAGACCAGAAGAAGCAAATAGCTTACAACTTACTACAATGATAGAAGCAAAAAGACTTAAAGAAGAAAATGACAAGCTAAAAGCTAAGATAGAGGCTATACAATGCACTCTAGACGAAGACGATTACGACAAACTAGCTATGGAGGGGATAGAGATATGAAAAGTACAATAGCTAAGAAAAGCGAGGGCTACGGATATAAATACACCGAGTTAGCCGATATAAATAAGTATTGTGAGGATAACGATATAAGATACTACCAAGAAGTAGAAACAAACGAGATTAATCAAAAAGACTACATAATAACGTATATAACCAAAGGGGAGGAAACAACTAAGCATAGAGGTTGTCAAATAGTAGAAGCTAGGCTAAGTGGTATTAATAACCCCGTGCAAGCTTATGGCTCTAGCTTAACATATTGCCGTAGATACTCTTTACTTATGGCTCTAGGGTTAGCAACCGAAGACGATGACGGAGCAAGCCTAAGCGAAATGACTAAAGAACAAGCTGAAAAGTATACTATAAACTTCGGGAAACATAAAGGCAAGTTGCTTCTGGAATTAGTTAAAGAAGAAAATCCGTATATAGATTGGCTACTAAATAACTCAAATAATCAAGAAGTGCTTAAGGCTATAGAACTACTTACGGGTAGAACGCCAAAGACCGAGGACGAGTGGGACGATAGATTAGAACTAGATAAGAAGCTTCAAGAAATCATAGTAGACAAAGGGTTAGACGTAGATAAGATATGCGAATACTACAAAGTAAAACGTACTACTGAGTTAAGCGACGAGCAAATAAAAGAAATAATAGAGAAAAGAGGCTAAGTATGAATATACAAGATGATAAACAATTTACCATATACGAAAAGGAAATAAACGGAGTCAAATACTATAGACTCCAAATGAGTAAGAAAGTACAAGACGGCTCATACCAGAACGGATATATAGACGTGAAATTTGCTAAGTGTGAGCCTCCTAAAAATAGAGATAGGATTTACTTAAAAAAAGCTTGGATAAGCTTCTACTTAAGTAAAGACAAACATACTATACCTTACGTGGTTTGTACTGAATACGAAACTACCGAGCAAGTTATAAGAGATAGTAAGAAAGATATAGTTAAGCAAGAAGTAAAAGAGGATAACCCAGACGATTTATTTAAAGAGTTTGGGGAAGAACATAAAGACGATGAGTTCGAACTACCATTTTAGAGGTAGCTTATGGACTTATACAACGATTTACAAGCTAAGCTAGACCAATTAAGCGTGTCGCTAAAAAAACTACGTCAAACTGGCTCGGAATACGCTAAAATGGAACACGACTATAAGATACTTCTAAGACAAGAAGTATTAAAGCTAAGGAACGAGGGCGAAGCTATAGGAGTAATACAACTTACTTGTTATGGTATACCCTCAGTAGCCGAAGCAAGGTTTAAACGGGACGTAGCAAAGGCAATTTATGACGCAAACCAGGAGGCTATCAATACTTTAAAGCTAGAAATAAGGCTCATAGAGAGTCAATTACAAAGAGAATATACAAATATATCAAATAATTAGAAATGAGGTTTAAAAATGAGTAAACAAAAAGCTATATTAATGCACTTAGAAGAAAAAGGGAATATAACAAGTTGGGAAGCTATAAAGGAGTATGGAGCTACAAGGTTATCAGCTATAATCTTTAACTTAAGGCATAAATATGGAATGCCTATAGAGAATGAGTGGATAGAATTTACTGATAGGTTTGGTAGTAAGTCTAGATATGTTAAATATACATACGATAGAGATAAAAAGAGAGGTGATAAGTAATGGAGTTCTTTAGTGGAGTAATGACGGGTTTAATCATCGGAGTAGTAGTTATGTGTCTAATGGCAATAATACCAGACGAGGACGACGACTTCGAAATGGATATAGAGGAAGAAACTAAAAATGACTAAATATACGTATCATTGCCTTTTCGAGCAAAGTGGTACATTTAAAAATGAATTTAAAAAACTAGGATATGAAGCTTACGATTATGATATACTCAATGACTTTGGAGAAACTGATTACGTCATAGACTTATACAAAGAAATAGAAAAGGCATACGACAAAAAACCGAGTTTGTTCGACAAGTTCGGGGGGGGGAAGCACTACTTACTTGCTTTCTTCCCTTGTATTAGATTTGAAAACCAAATATATATGCACTTCCAGGGAAATGCCGTGCAAATGGCTAAATGGAGTGACAAAAAGAAATTAGAATATAATATAAAACTACACGGCGAGTTACACCACTTATATGTACTTATAACTAAACTAGCTATCGTGTGTATAGATAGGAATATACCTCTTATCATAGAAAATCCGTACTCATCGGAGCATTACTTGACTAGGTATTGGAGTCTAAAACCTACGCTGATAGATAACGATAGAACTATACGAGGTGATACTTATAAAAAGCCGACTCAATATTGGTTTATCAATACCAAGCCTAGTGAGAATATAATCTTCGAACCGATGATAGCTAATGAGGTAAGAAATATAGCCTATACGTATAACGTAGTTGAAAGAAGTATGATAAGTAAGCAATACGCTAGTAGGTTTATAAGAGAATTTATTTTAGAGGAGAAAAATGAAAAAGATATTAATAATTCTTATGGGGGTTTTGTTAATATATAGCGAGCCAGTTGTCGCAAAAAATAAGACAAGTAATATAAAGATAGCTAAGAGTATAAAAAAAGCCAAGAAAAAGGCTAAAAATGTGGTTAAAAAGACTTCGCAAAAGAAGAAAAAAGTTAAAAGTGCGAAAAAGAAAGTTGTTAAGGCGAAAAATAAGAAGAAAACGACCTATAAAAAAACTACTAGAGTTAGATACAATGTAGGAGAAATCCAATCTTATGCTCATCAATTAGTATTAAACTATGGCTGGAGCGAACAAGATTATCAATATCTAGTCTTATTATGGAATAGAGAGAGCAGTTGGAACCCATACGCTGTAAATGGAAATGCTTGTGGTATTCCACAATCTAAACCTTGTAGCAAAATGGCTAAATTTGGTAGAGATTATAGAACTAATTGGAAAGTACAAGTAAGATGGGGATTAGATTATATTAAAAGAGGATATGGAACACCTAGTGAAGCTTATAGAAAATTTTTAGAAAGAAAACCACATTGGTATTAAGGAGTTGATAACTGGTGAAAGACTATGAAATAAAAATAAACTATATTCATCCAATGGACGATTTAATTTATATTGGTTGGAGTGCAAATGTAGGCTTTGGAGTTTTAACAATAGAACAAGAAGGCGACACGTTTGAAGTTGAAACTGAAACAATGGGTGAAGAATTTTACAAACAACTATTAGACAAAGCTAAAGAATATATTTTTAAAAAATCAAAAATAGTGGGATAGGAGTTGATAAAGAATGAGCGATTTAAAAATATTTACAAATAATATAGAAGAAAGTGCTAAAGAACAAATAGATTTGTTATTAGAACAAGAAGCTTTTAAAAATTGTAAAGTTAGAATAATGCCAGATGTTCATGCAGGGGCAGGATGTGTTATAGGATTTACAGGAAATCTTGGAGATAAAGTAATACCGAATATAGTAGGTGTAGATATTGGATGTGGTATGTTATGTGCTAACTTAGGGGATAGTGATATAGATTTAGAGAAATTAGATAATATTATAAGAAAATATATTCCTAGTGGTATGAATGTACATGAAGAAAAGGTTAACGATTTTAATTTTACTCAATTATATTGTTATAAAGAATTAAAAAATAAAGATGGATGGTTAGAAAAATCACTTGGAACACTAGGTGGTGGTAATCACTTTATTGAAATTGATGTTGATGATGAAAATAATAAATATTTAGTAATACATACTGGTTCAAGGAATTTAGGGAAACAAGTATGCGAAATATATCAAAATAAAGCTATTGAATATTGTTCTTATAAAAAAGAGTTACAAGAAGAAAGAAATAATATAATCAAATTATATAAAGAACAAGGTAAGGAAAAAGAAATACAAAAAGCATTAATTGAAGTTAATCAAAAATACGAAGGAAAAACAAAATTACCTAAAGATTTATGCTATTTAGAAGGAAAAGATAGAGAAGATTATTTACACGATATGAAATTGTGTCAAGAGTTTGCTAGTTTAAATAGAAAACTTATAGCAATTAAAATTATGAAAGAGTTAAATCGTGGTTTATCTTTTATTGGTAATAATTTTGAAACAATACATAATTATATAAATTTTGAAGATAATATAGTTCGTAAAGGAGCTATATCTGCAAGAAAGGGAGAAAAAGTAATAATACCAATGAATATGAGAGATGGATGCATTATAGGAGTAGGTAAAGGTAATGAAGATTGGAATTATTCAGCACCACATGGAGCAGGAAGAACAATGTCAAGAAATATTGCGAGAAATACAATAAATATGGAGGAATATAAAGAATCTATGAATGGTATATATACAACTTCAGTTAATGAAGAAACTATAGATGAAGCTCCAATGGTATATAAACCAATGGAAGAAATTATAGAACATATAAAAGATACTATAGAAATTGAAAAAATAATTAAGCCAATATATAATTTTAAAGCAAATGAATAGGAAGCGATAAAGAGTGAAAGAAATATATGAAGAAGCAATTAATCAATCGAAAATGATGCATGAAACTCAAAAAGAAGAGATATTTAATAATACGTTAAAAGAAAATAAAAAATTAAAACAAGAAATAGAAAGATTAACATTTGAAAGTACAAAATGGGAAAGTAAATTCTATGACGAAGCTAAAAAAGTAGATAAAGCAATAGAATATATAGAAGAACGAAAAAATTTAAATTGGTATGCAGACGGTGTGTTTGTCTATGAATTATTAAATATCTTACAAGGAGTTGATAAAGAGTGAATAAAGAGTTAATAAATGGTTTATCAGGTTTATTACTTATTATTATGATAATTATTGGAATATATTTTTATAAAAACATAAGTGATAACAAAAAAGATAATTGCTTAGCTAAAGGTGGTTATGTAGTAGAAGATTATTTAGGTTTTTATGATTATTGTGTAATAGAAGGCGATAAAGAGTAATGGAAGTATATGATGAATTAGAAAAAGCATTAAAGAAAATAGAAAGACAAGAAGAAAAAATAATGCGATTAAATATTAAGAATTTAGAATTAATAAATATTATGAATGAATTAGAAAAATGGTTAGATAAAAAAGAAAAATTAACATTTAATTCGTGGAATAAAGGAATACACGAAGTTCAAAGAAAATTACAAGAACTAAAAGGAAGTGATAAAGAGTGAAATTAAGAGAAGAAGAATTTTATGAACAATATCACCAACACGGAGGAACAACAATAATTCCTACTGAAATATTTAACGAACTTTATGATGACGCAACAGAAGAAATAGAAAGATTAAATAATATCATAAAAGAAATAGAAGATTTTTGTATTGCTATGGGAAAAATGTATGAAGAAGATTATAAAGATACCGACATAGCAAGTATATTTAATATTTGTATATTAAACAAAATAAAGGAACTAAAAGGAGTTGATAAAGAGTGATAGAAATAGAACCTTATAGGGCGTTATGGAAAAGAGAAGAACAAGATAATAAGGAACTAAGAGAAATTATAGAATATAAAGAACAAAAAATAGAAAGGCAAAAAGAAATAATAAAACAATTAGATATTAAGAATTTAGAGCTAACAACTATCATAAAAGAAGTAAGAAACCAATTAAGTTATTTAGAAACATATTCAAGTAAAGAAGATGTGTTTGAAGATATGAAAAGAAGATTAGATAGAATAGATAAAATCATAGGAAGTGATAAAGAGTGAATAAAGAAGTAATAAAGGCTTGGCGAACAATATATTCAATATTGCAAGAAACAGGTTATGTTGAAATGTATCAAGATGAAATCACAACCATTGTAAACTTTATAAAAGGAAGTGAAAAAGAGTGAAAGAATATTTTAATGGTTTTTCAACACAAGATTTAGTAGATATGAGAAGAAATGATGAGAAGCGAAAAGAAAAAGTTGAAATGGAAAAAGAAATAGAAAGATTAAATAATATCATAAATGAAATAAGTAAAGATTTACAGCAAGTTGTTATATGGTGTGCGGAAAACAAACATAATGAAAATACAATAGAAAGATATTTAGTAGTAGATTATGGAACAATAGTAAGAAAAATTAATGAAATAAGAACTAAATTAGATAAGGAGAATAACAATGATACTAAATGAAATAGTTGATTACTTAATATTTAAAGATTTTATTGTACCTTTAGGGATTTTTATAGGGGGTTTATTAGGTATCGTAACAGTTTATTTAATTATGGATATAAAATGCAAAATCAAAAGAAGAAAGAAGAATAGAAAATGAAAGTAGGAGATTATGTAAGAACTATTACTTTATGAAAAATATTTAGATAAGGAGAATAAGGAGGAATAATGGACTATTTATATAAAATATATGGTTGGAGATACGTAGGAGGTATAGAAATGGTAGCTAAGACACCATACAAAGACAAAGCCTATAGTATAGCTAACAATTTAAACCCAGAAGATTACGTACAATATATGATTATAGAACACGATAATAAAAACGATATAGATTGTCCTATTGCAAGACAAACCTTACATAAGACACAAGGTAGAGTATTAAAGAGGTGATTAAATGTATCAGTTATTTATTAAGATAATGTACGAGCAAGACTTTAGAAAGTATACCATACAAGAATTAAATGAAATGAAAGCTATCCTAGAGGAGTTTAAAGGTAGAACATTAGAAGTTAATCTAAAGAGAATAAAGGAGGTGGAGAATGTATCAGCTATGGGCGAGGAAAAGACCGACGGAGGGAGTCGGCTTTCCTTATGAGTATATATTTAGCTTTGACAATGAAGATTACAAGTATACAGCTATAGACCAACTCGATAGAAGTATATACCAAGAAGCGATGATAGTTAGTAATGAAGCTTGCGTATTATACGTAGAATTTGAAAAACCTTTAGTATTGAGGAGGATAAGAGATGAGGTTAATAGTTGAGTGGCTTAGCCAATATGGTGCCGAGTATGACGTAGTACACAAAAAGGTATACATAAGAAAGCCAATGCAAGTGGGGGATTTTCACGAATTAAGAAAGATACTTCTTAAGCTAGGAGTAAAAGATATTATCATAGAAAACGGAGGGAAAATATATGAAAGAAAGTTCTAAAAAATATGAGTTTATAAAAAATGGAATGGACGACTACACACTTAAGTACAAAGATAAGGAAATAAATTTTTGTAGTAAAGTAGAAATGGTAAAAGACTTACAAGAAGTAACTAAAAACGCTAGGTTAGAAATGGTAACCGACTTAGCTAAGAAAGGTATGACTATCCAAGACTTAGTTAAAGAGCATAAAGAGGGTAGTAAGATAATATACGACCACTCTAACAAAGACTTTATCGAGCAAGGCTACATACAACAAGAACAAGCTAAAGTAGTAGATAAGATATGTAAGCAAGTATTCGGTATGGATAGCTCGGCTATCATTTTAGACATAGGCTTTAATGACGAAAAAGAAGTAGAACAATTCTACAAAGAGTTTGGGGATATACTAGCGAACTCAGCTCCCAGGGGATAGTCAAGGTAAAAAGGGAGGCAAAATGCTTATATGCCTCCCTTACGACCTTAAAGACATATACCCTTTTTGGTGTAGGAACTATGGCAATATTAAGTTTGACGATTTATTGACGTTAGGATATGAAGAATTTAGCCTCAAATTAAATAGTATTCCAAAAAATGAGCCTCTGTACGATATAATTAAGTCAAGAGCAATCAACTTGGAGTCCATAAAGGATAAAGACCAACGTAAGTATTGGCGAGAACTTAAAGAAGCTAATCGTATACCAGACATTTATATGTCTACTGAAACCATAAGAAACGAGTTAAAAAATGAAGTTGGGAAAGTAAAGGTGGACTAAGTAATGGTAAATGAAGATTTAAAAAGTTTTATGGATAATTTAACTATCCTAAACAAAGACTATAGCGAGTATTTTAACAAAGAAAAAGGTACAAAATATATGGTGCCTAATAGTTACATATACGCTAGGTGTGACTATTTAGAATTAACTAACGATGAGTTAAAAAAGGAAAGGTTCGCTCAAAATATAAACAAAGAGCCTAAAGAGTTTAGTCAAATAGAGTCAACTAGACCAGTGCCAAAATACGAAACAACTAAACGAGAAGAAGATAAGTACACTATCATTGACGGGAAAGTAAAAGTAAATCAAATATGGCGTGTAACAAATGGTATGAAGTATATACAAACATTCAATAACAAAGAAGAAGCCCTAAAGTTCTTAGACTCAATAAACGAGCCACTTAAAAAGCTCTAAATTAATAGGGTTGTATAAGTGGGAACTAGGGAGCCGAAGTATAGACTAGTAGACGGGTTAAGGTATCGGCTAGAAAGGTATTGAAATGAATTTTAAGATAATCATACCAACTTATAATAGTGAAAAATGGATAAATAAATGTATAGACTCAATACTTAATCAAACATATAAAGACTTTACTTTAGTAATAGTAGATGATTGTTCTACTGACAATACTAAAAAAATATGTAGCGATTACCAACGTAAAGATAAAAGAATAGTGTATATAGAGTTAGAAGAAAAACGATACAACGGTGGAACTAGAAACGTAGGTATACAAACGCCTATATTAAGCGATTATACATTATTCTTAGATAATGACGATTGGTTTTATAATAACAAGTGTCTAGAGCTGATAAACGACACGATATTAAAGAATAACAACCCAGATTGTGTTAGTTTATCCTATAGGTTTGAAATGGGTGTAGGAGGGCAAGACGTAGTTCTAGAAAGAAATACACCCCAGGAGTTAGTTAGTAGTATTTATGTAGCTCCGTGGACTAAGTGTATAAAGAGCGACTTAATACAACTATTTCCAGAAAATACGCTTATGGAGGATTTATCCCAACATATAAAACAATGTGACGTTATAGAGTCAGTAGTATCTATTAAAGAGCCTATAGTAGTATGGAATAGAAACAATAATCAATCCGTAAGTATAAACCCTAGCGAAAAACGCAAGTCAAGCGAGTTTAGACAAATAGCTGACGTAATGGATTTAGAACTTACTCACGATTATTGTATAAAACAAAAGGAGTATCGTATTAAAGCAATGTTAGACATGATACTAAGTGGTAAGCATTTATGGTAAATATATTTTACTTTCAAGACCTTAACGTAGTAGGTGGTACTGAGTCATTTTTATATTACCTATCTAAAGAGTACAATAACTTTATAGTTATGTATGAAAGAGCCGATATAGAGCAAATTAAAAGGCTATCGGAACGTGTAGAGTGCAAATGGTGGAACGGAGCCGATGAGATAGAGTGCGATAGACTATTCGTAAACTACTACGGAAATAGGATAATAGATAAGACTAAGGCTAATGAGATAATACAAATAATACATTGTGATTATAAAGCTCAAGGAATACTACCTAACATACACCCACGTATAACTAAGTTTATAGGTGTATCAGAGCAAGTGTGTAAATCTTTTGAAGAGATTACGGGTAAAAAGTGCGAACTTATATATAACCCTATTAAGATAGACAAACCTAAAAAGTTATTAAAATTAATTAGTGCTACTAGGCTAACGGCTGAAAAAGGTAAAACTAGAATGGAAAAACTAGGGAAATGTCTCAACGAAAAAGGGATAAACTATATATGGTATGTATTCACGGACGATATAAGAGCGATAGATAACCCTAATATAGTGTATATGAAACCTAGACTAGACATAACAACTTATATAAATGAATGTGACTACTTAGTACAATTAAGTGATAGCGAGGCTTATTGTTACTCGGTAGTAGAAGCGTTATCGTTAAAAGTACCCGTTATCATAACGGATTTACCCGTGTATAAGGAAATAGGTATAGACGAAAATAACGCTATTATATGCGATATGGATATGCAAAATATCCCAATTGATAGAATAATCAAAAACGATATAAAAGTATCTTATAAACCACCTAAGAGCGAGTGGAATAGATACCTAGACAATAACGGAAAGTATAACCCTAAAGAAAAAGTATATGTAAGAGCAATAAAGGACTACTACGATATAGAAGAAAAAGAAGATAAAAATATATTTAGTGAACCTTATCAAGTAGAGCATAAAAGAGCTATATATTTAAGTGAGTTAGGGTTAGTAAGAAAGGTGTAAGTATGAAGTTAAAAATAGAGTATGTAGATATAGATACAATAAAACCATATAAGAATAACGCTAAGAAACACCCTAGAGAACAAATAGAACAAATAAAAAAGTCAATAGAGCAATTTGGTATGGACGACCCAATAGGAATATGGAAAGATGAAATAGTAGAAGGACACGGAAGATTAATAGCTTGTAAAGAATTAGGATATACAGAAGTACCTATTATTCGTTTAGACCATTTAACTGATGAAGAAAGAAAAGCATATACATTAGCACATAATAAATTAACTATGAATAGCGATTTTGACTTTAACATATTAGATAGTGAGATAGCCGAAATAGATATAGATATGTCGGAGTTCGGCTTTGATAGTATAGACGTAGATAGCGACATGTTTGGTACTGACTTTAGTCTACCAGACGGAGAAAAATCTCCATTTATGCAAGTGACTTTTACATTATCTAACGAACAAGCCGAAGAGATAAAACAAATAATAAAAATAGCTAAGGAAGAAAAAATAACAAAGCAATACGACAATTTTAATAATGATAACGAAAACGGGAATGCATTATATGCGGTGTGTAGAGAATGGGAAAAGCAAAAGAAATAATAGTAAGAGTTATACCTCCTAAAATAGCTAATGAATTTGTTAAAAAGAGACATTATTCGCATAAAGTCGCCTCGACAAGTGTTATAAACTTCGGTGCTTTTATTGATGACAAGTTGGTAGGGGTGGCACAATGGGGTAGACCGATAAACAAATATCTACAAATAAATCTCGTCAAAAATAGTGGGTGGAATAGTTTTCTAGAATTAAATAGGCTTGTATGTATCGACAACACTCCTAAAAATACAGAGAGTAGGTTTATATCTATATGTTTAAAATTAATTAAACATAACGCCCCTCAAATTAAGTGGGTAATAAGTTATGCTGACGGAACTCAATGTGGTGACGGCACAATTTATAGAGCTAGTGGATTTAAACTGATAAGTATAAGCGATAGCGAGCAATTATATTTATTACCAAATGGGGAAAAAATGCACTTAATGGCTTTACAAGGTGGACACTATAGTTCCAAAAGAAAAGAAATGCTAAAGTTAGGATATACAAACCCTAAAAAGTATATGGAAGAAATTTTAAAAGGGGAAAAACTAAAGGGCAAACAATTAAAATATATATATTTTCTAGACAAAGATAAAGAAAAAGATTTGACCGTGCCTATTTTACCATTTAGTAAAATAGACGAAATGGGGGCGGGTATGTATAAAGGTGTAAAGATTACACAAGCCGAAAGACATAAAAAAGTGACAAGCCGATAAATAGTGGTGTATAATTAAGTTAGTAATGCGGTAGTAGTTTAACGTAAGAATACCTACATTGTAGGTGGTGGCGGTTCAACTCCGACCTTATCGCTCCATTGATTATACACTAACTAGAAATAGTTAGTTTTTTTATTATAAAGAGGGTGATATATGGTGGCTAAAGAAGATATAGTAAAGTATCAATTTGACAATCGAACACCAGAAGAACAGCGTAAAATAGCCGTAAGTGGTGGTAAAGCAAGCGGAAAAGCAAGGCAAGAAAAAGCTACGATGAAAAAAAGACTTGAAGAGTTGCTTAATAGTACCGATAAAAAAGGTAGGCTATATGGCGACTTAGTACATTTAGGTTTGATAGCTAATGCGATAGATAAAAGTAAAGGTGGTAACCCCGAGGCTTATAAAACTATAGCTAAGCTACTAGGCGAAATGGATAACATAGATAATGTAAGAGAAACACCAGATATAGAAATACGCATAGTAGACAATAGTAATCTAGAAAAGGTTATGTATGAAAAGAATTAACTTAGAAGAATTGAATAGAAGAAACGACTATATGATAGACGATTTTATGAGAGGAGTATTAAGTATGGAATTTATCAAAGTAGGTGACAAATACTTACTAAAAGGTAGTAATAGTGTAATACTATCAGAAGAGGAAAAGTTAAAGTACGAAAAAAACGAACTTATACTAAACAATAACGATTGTGATTGTGAAGTAGAAAAGATAAAGAAAGTAAGCAAGATAAACAAAAAGATAAAAGAGATAGAAAAAGAAAAAGCTACTAAAGAGGTAGCTGATGATACTATCGAAGAAACAAATAGCACTCTATAACGATATAATAAGTCCCTTTATCCCTGAAATAAGCGTACTAGGTTCTACACAAAGTGGTAAGACCCATTGTATAGACTTTTCTTTTATTCAATATGCTAAAGAGTTGCAAAAATACGAGCAAGAGCAACGAAAAAATAAAGATTACGTGCCTCGAGATTACTATGGGGCTATAATTGGGTGGACTACTGACACTATCAAGTCTAATATAATAGAGCCTTTAGAGAAAATACTCGCTAATGAGTATCACTTTACTAATGGTAAAGAGTATGTCCTAAAATACGGACAACAAGATAAGTATTTAGATATATATGGAATGAGGTTTTATTTCTTTGGTTTTAATACAAACCTATCATTTAATAGGATACTAGGTAAACCTCTTATCTTTGTTTGGGTAGATGAGTCGGCAAGAATATACTCAAGTAATACCTTACAAGAAAGCTTTGACGAAATACCAGGGCGTATGATGAGTTATAGTGGGCACCCATACTATAAAAGAATAGACTCATATAACGTAGAGGGTAATGATAACCACCCTTATAAGGTAAAATACATAGACGGAAAAGATAGTAAGAAGTATGTCTTTTTTCCTTACGATAACCCCGTATTAGATACTGAGGAAAAGATACGACAAGCTTGCCACTCATTTACGGGTACACTAAGAGAACAAAAAGTATTCAATAAGTGGGTAATAGCTGAGGGTAAAGTATTTAATAAGATAAACAAGATAAAGTCTATGGACGGCTTAGTAATACGTGAAATCGGTATCGGTATAGACTATGGTAGTGTAAATCCTACTACGTTTGTACCTATAGCCTTATGTTTTAGACAAAGCGATAGGCGTTGGGTTCTAGTAAGGCTCCAATGCTACTATCACGATAGTAAAAAAGAGGGAGATAACCCTACTACGGAGTATTACTCTAAAGAGCTTAAAATGTTTATACTACTTCTAAAGGATAAATATCCTAACATACCTATAACGGATATAGTGATAGACTCCGAGGCTTCCCATTTTGATAATAGATTAATAACCGACGGAATAAAACACACTTTATCACGTAAAGGTAGTGGGTCAGTAGATGAGGGAGTCCAACACTTACAATCATTACTAGATAAGGAGATATTCTATATACTAGAAGAACCTAGCATTAGATATATCTTACCAGACGGAAGATACGAAGAGGACGTAGTAGATAGAAGCTTATTAGAGTTTGACTCTTACCAATATGATAGAGTTAAAAGTGCTAATAGTGGTATAAATTGCTACAAGAAAGAACTAGACCATAGTATAGACGCTACTAGATATATCATAAGAGAGTTTGTAGATAGTGGTAGGTGCCCTATAGTATGATACTAAAATGTAAAAAGAGCCATAGGTTTCTATGTGAGGTAGATATAGAAAGCTACGTCAAAAACTTAAAGGATATCGGTATAGAGCAATTAGTACCTTTACGAGTAACTGTACCTTGTAGGATATGCAAGGAAGTTGAAGTATATGACATTTACTTGACACATTATACGTTTATAGAGAATGTTTCTAAAAATAAATAATTGTAGACAAATAAATAGGTGTTATAATGTAATTAGAAAAAGAAGTGCAATTTTGGAGTTATTGACTCGCATTTAGAAGCACAGCCTAGAAAGGTTGTGTTTTTTTATGTTTAAGAAGATACTTCAGAAGATACACGATACTAAAAAGTGGAAACTCTACCTATTCTATGACGGAGTATTGATTAAGAAAATCAAACTAAGAAATGAGGATTTTCAAAATAAGCCTATTTACATAACCATAGTAGGGCATAAAGATAAGTTCGGTAAGTTTATAGTAAGTCGTATGGTAGTACCTGTTAGACTACTTAAAACTGATGAGATAAAGAAGATAACCTATTGGGGCGTAATAGACGAAGTAGGAGTTGAGGTAGAATGAATGGAAAATTAAGAGCTAGCGAACTTCTAAAAGCTCCGTTTATACAAATTAAGACAAAGGTAACTATACCAGGATATACAAACGGAATACCTAATATAAAGGACGAGTACAAATATGTACTAGCTCCAAGTGCTAAAAAGATAGGTACATATATCCGTAACCAATTATTCGGTAGTGACTTAGTTACACAAACGGAGGGCTTAGATATTAATTGGCTAATGCCAACACTAGGGCAAGCTTTAGAAGAAGCTGTATACGATAGAGAAAGTTTTATATATATACATAAGTTTGATAATAAGGTTTATCTAGAATGTATACCTAAGTGTATGATACATAACTTAGTCCAGAAGTTCGATAGAGTCATAAGCTGTGATATTATTCAAGACTTTGATAGCGAAGATAACAAATACTCTTTGGAAAGACATATAGAGTTAAAGGACGACGGAACGGCTACTATAAAGTATCAAGCTTACGAAAAAGTTAAAAACAAGAACGAGTGGTTAAAGATAGACATAGGTAAGTTTAATAAATTGACGGGTTCTTCTCTTAAATCTTTCTATAACTTGCCATATCACCCAATTATCAATATAGATATAGGGCAAGACTTCTTTAAGGATAGCGAAAAGTTCTTAAACGAAGAAATGCATATATTTAATACTCTAGCTGATGAGATAGAAAAAACAAAGACTAGGATAGTTACAAGTCAACATTATCAAACGGGCGATATTACAAGTAGTTGGCAACCTAGAAGTAATATGTACGAAATCCAAACCTTATCGGTTAATAGTATGGAAGACTATTTTACATTACTTCCAGGAGATAAAGAACACCAAGTCTTCGAGTTCTTACAAGGTGATATAAGAACCGATAAGTATATAGAGTCATTTAAGTTTTGTGATTACCAAGTCATACAATTAGCTAACTTAAGCCCAGCCACTTTCGGATATGAAAAAGACTCATACCAAAATGTAGCTAATATAGAGTTAAACGCTAACCTTACGGATATGACTATAGAGGCTATTAAGAAACAAATAGAGCCACAAATAAACAATTTAATAGAAAATATCGTAAAGCTACAACAAAGCCTTAAAATAACCGAAAATATTATCCCTAGCGACCTAGTGTGGGACTATGGAAGTAACGAAAGGTTTGACGATATGAAAAAGTTACAAGTGCTAGGAGCTATACAAAGGACAACGGCTGTTCCTTACGAAGTACGTTCTAAGATTATTACTCCTATCCTTAACAAACTTATAGATGAGCCTATAGATGAAGAAACCTATAACAACCTATATGAAAAAGAAAGAGAAGCGTTAAGAGTTGAGTACGAAGAAATCTAGCGAGTTGATAGATAAGAACGTATACCTAGTAAATGTACGATATACAAAAATGATGAATAAGACAAAGGAGTTGTACTTCAAATGTCTAGAAGAGGGGAAATCAAAAGAGTTCTTTGAAAAAGAAGTAGGGAAGATATGGGACAAAGTAGACCATAGATTTATGGATAAGCAAATAGCTGAGTTAAGAGAGTTAGTACATAACAATAACGTAGAGCAAGCTATTAATATAGGGCGTTTTAAGAATAAAGAATATCTAGAAACGTTAGGGTGGACGTTTGATGACGAGTATTTCAAATTAACACCAGAAAGCGACTTCCAAATGTTTGAGAAACGATTTAAAAAGAACGTAGTAACAAACTACGGAGTCGCTCATAACTCCATAAAAAATATGGATAAAGAAGAGTATCTAACTAAGAAGTTAAGCAAGTACGATAAACAAGTTAATCAAGTAGTAGCCTACTACCATAAAAATGGTAT